TGTTCGGGTCCGGCAGGTACCACAGGTCCCACCGCTCGCACGTGGATGACGGCCCATAGTCGTCAATGTCGGCGGCCTCGGCGTGTGTCATATAATTATCATCGTTTATCTCCAGCCCCAGCTCCTCGGACAGCACGGCCGTCACCTGGGCCAGGGCAGTGATCTGGATCGCCGTGGGCGGTTCCGGACCCATCCAGGCGTTGTACCCGTTCCGGGCCTCTGCCTTGAAAGCGCACATCAGGGTGATCCCGATGGCCCCCGTGTTCCGGTGCCAGGTATGCGCCAGGATATCCGTCAGATCCTGCGTGGTCAGGTACACGCTGCCGTCATAATCAATGCAGATATGATAGTCATCATATGCCTGCGAATAATGGCCCGCCGTCCAATGGGCATAAACGTGATGGATAATCCCCCGGAAGTCCTGGGCGATCTCCCGCAGTTCCTCCAGCGTGACCTTATAACATCGGTCTAATGGTATGTAAGCCATTTACTTGAGGCCCTCCTTCCGCTTTTTGATAAGTTCCTTCAGGTCTTGCACGGATGAGACGCCACACTCCCCGAGATTCTCCAAAATCGACAGCAGCTCCGTGCACACCAGCACACCGCAAAAAATGACAAGGCAGAATTTCGGGATATGGTTGATGCCGAGGATGGTGTCGCCAACGAACGCAACGATAATGAGGATGAAATACACAATGGTCTTGCTCCAGAACCCGTCACGCAGGGCGGTGCTGTCAATGTATCGCCATTCGTGGGCGTTCCACATCCACTTGATGTAATTCAGCAGGTTGCCGCGCTTCTTGACAACGGCTTCCCCGTACATGTCCTTCCATAGTTGGGCGGACATCGCTATGCAGCGGGTGAAGATGTCCACGACCTCCAGCCCGATGAACAGGGCGAATATCGTGCCAAGGTCGAGGATGGTAGCACCGACCGCCGATGCCACCACTTTCTCGATGCCCTTGTCGGTTATGGATTTAAAAGTGTTATGCCAGTTAATCTTGGATAAAACATCCTTTAAAATGTCCATTTTTCCTGTTACTCATTAGCCCTCGCTTACACGATTCTCACTGCCTGTAACGTAGCGGCTGTAACTGTCGCAGAATTGTTGGAAAAACCACACAGGTACACCGTCGTGGTAGATCCCAGCACGATGATGTCCGTCGCCTGCACTGCTAAATTTCCTGTATAAGCGGAATGAACAGCCACAGAGCCACTGTTACCATAGGTAAAATCATTTGCTGACGTGCCTACCTGTATGCCATATATTTTATCAGCGGTATTACTTGAGAAGTACGCCTTGCCGATAACAATCCACGTTCCCTTCGCCAGCGACATACTTGTAATGTTTTTTGCAGTGTTGGCAGTCAGGGATACCGCGCTGCCGGGGGAATTGGAAGTGTATGTCCCGACCGTAGCATCAGTAAGAACATTGCTCCCGTTCCACATCAACCTGCCGTCAGGATAACCCAGCAACTGCACAAGGTTCCCCCCATCGCGCGCCTGCAGTCTCCACAGACCCGGAGTGGTGGCATTATCCTTACCGTAAAGCCCCAGCCATGCACCGGTGCTATAATCAGTGCCACCGCACAGCCTTATGTCGCTTGCATCATCAATAGCAACTATCGGCCCTGCCAGTGTTCCGCCAGCGCCGGTCAGGGAACTCGCAACCGTCCACTCCGCCGTACCGTCTGCCACGGTGTCGCCGATAGCCACGCTTGTGTAGTCCGGTTCGTTGGCGCCGGATGTACCCGCCGTGGTACATACCAGCAGACACTCCGACGGGAGGGACGGCGTCCTGACCTGATTCCCTGCATCATATGCCGTCTCCGGCTGCCAGAGCACCGCATCCACCAGGTTCTTTTCCGTCTCCTGCCAGTTCTTGACCGCATTCTGGTAATCCTGCTGGCTTGTCGGGGCTACATCGGTGCTCCAGTTGAACAGGCCCGTAATGTCCCGTAAAAACTTTATTACTGCCATTTATAAAATCTCCTTTCTATACCCTTGCCACGTTATATCAGCCGTGCCGTCTACTGCCGTACCATTGTTGTTTAACAGCTGTATAACGCACGGTGTCCGTGACAGGTACTTGACCATTACAGCGGTGCTGTTCTGGATGGCATCCAGCCGTACCGCCGTTGTGTAATAGTTCGGTGTCTTGAGTGGCAGCTGCTTCCCGGTCGCCGGAACATACAAGTCCTCAAAGTGTTCCATAATGTCCGGCATGTCAATGAACGCCGTAATGTTGTTGATCTGCGTCCGATTGTTGCCGTCGTTCAGCCCGACTATCTTAATGCGGATGACATCGCCGGCTTCCACCATGACCCGGTCAGACCACTGTTTGTCAATATTCCAGTAGAGCACCCATTGCGGCTCATCTGCATCCCATTGCATGGTGTCGGTGTATTGCCACCGGTTCTCGCTGTGGGACTTGGCATAATACACGATGCCGGGGCCTTCAATGTCCGATTTGATCCAGAACTGCCCGGAGAACGGAGCCGTGAATACCATCTCGGCATTCAGCGTCTGGAACTGTGGCTGCCATGCATCCTCATTGCTCCCCGTCCATCGGAAGTCGCCTTCCGTTGTCCACATATTGGAAGCGTCGGCGGAACCTATGGAACCGTCTAACAGTATGACACCGTCGTGGGTTACGCCGTCCCAGTTATTCTCTGAAAAGTCTTTCGTCCAGAGCAGGTTCTCTTCCAGCAGGTCGCCCTGATCCAGAACGCAATACGCGAAATTCTTGGATTCCTGGCCGGCATTGTCCACCGCCTTTATCATTACCACGTTGTAACCCTGCCGGATCATCATCGTATCGTAAGGCTGGGACGTGACAAGACCTTCCTGCGCCGGGATGCCTTTATTCCACGCCAGTTTATTGGTCTGGGTGTACTTGAACCGGAAGCCGGCTATGTCGTTCGGCGTCGGGTAAGTGAACTCCCACCAGAACCGCCGTATGCCGTTCGCCATCTTTTCCGCATCGAAGCGTGTGACGTCCGGCGGGACCGCATCCACGCCGGCAGGGATCAGGCTGCTGACCACGCCGCCGCTCTGCCGCATCCCCAGAGTGGTAATTACCTTGACGTAGTACCCCGTCCTGTCCGGCACGTCGAACTCCACGCTGTTCTGTTCCGTCTGGGTCACCGCCGTTGTCCAGGTGCGTTTATCCGTGGAGTACAGCACCGTGAACTTGCCGCCGTTGGATGGCGGCTGCCAGGACACAGACATTATGTTGCGCTTGATCCCGTAGCTGTCGGTGAATGCGCTCTGCACGGCTGACAACTTCGTGACGTTTTTCGGCTTCTGGTTTTCAGAAATGGAATACTGGATTACCGGAATATCATAATCTTCGTTGTACAGCGCCTCTGCATACTCGATGCAGGTAATCTTCCGGCGGAACTCCTGTGACCGGGTAATGCTCTTGATTACGAAAGGCTTGCTGCCAATGTTGGAAATCGCCAGGTCAAACACATCGTTTGCTTCCGGCATATTGCTGGTATCGTCTACCTGCACAACCGTCCAGCCGTCATCCGTACTGGAAACAATGGTGCAGGGCTTAACGTAAATATTGTCGTTGACCTTCCGGTACTGTATCTGGTAACTCTGCAGCAGGTCGGTCACATAGCACGGAAGTGTTATCTTGTTCCCTACTACCTTCGCAATGCGCCCGCTGTACGCCCACTTGGGAACATCGTGCGAAATCAGCACCACGTCCCCGACGGTGCAGGCTATCGAATCAATGTCCGCCTCGAAGCTGACGGTGCGTATCTGGTACTTATTGCAGGCCAGCTGGTACTTGCCTTCCCGGTAGGCCTGTTCGTAATTGGTAATGCCGTCCATCGTCAGCTGGGCGGTCTTTGCATAGCCATCAGAGTTGAACGTGTCGCCATAGATGGTCAGCACGTCCCGCTGGTAATCGGCGGCAGCGTTGGTATAGGTGATCTCAACACAATTGGCCCTGTCGCTGACGTTCAGAAACTCCTCCGAGAATGTCCCGGTGATAATGTTGCCCATGCCGAACATCTGCACCGGCTGCTGCACATGGTCATAGATGCAGCCGTAGCGTGTCCCGAACCGCACCACCATGCCGCGCCCGACCGGAGCTATCCGCTGGTTGATGACGTCCAGCATATCGCCGCTACTGTTTATTTCGATGTTTATATATAACTTATGGTTGCTGCACCAGACGGCCCATGCAGAGAAGTCCGCATAGCGCAGCCGGTTCGCCGGAACGCCCCGCACCTCCATGACCATCTGGTTGGTGTTTACATCCATCAGCTGCCGGGCCTGGTGGAGCGCGTCATACGCCGCCCAGGCAGGATTGTTGGCCGCCCGCTGCACATAGCTGCTGCCGTTCCATACCCACACCTGTGACCGCCGCTTCAGGAACGTGAGCGACGGGGATCCGGAGAGCTGGTCGGTGGCCCTTGCCGTGATCCCGATCAGCGCCGTGCAGGGATAGATGAAATCGTCATAAATAACCGATGTAATCGTGGTCAGGTAACAGGTGCTGACGGCGGAAACATTGGTTTCCGCATACTGCCGGCTCTGTACCCGTATCCGGACGTCATACTCTCCC